AATGTAGTTATTGATAAAAACACTGATCATGGTCTTTCTGATATTCTCAACAAAAAAGATTGAATTAAATAAGAATCGTTAAATAAGAATCGTTAAATAATTTATTAAATACGTAATAAATTATTATTTATAAAATATATTTTTAAAGATAATCCGTTATAGAATATTAATATGAATCCTTTTTGGGATATAGTATTAATTTTCTCTATAGTATTATTTTTCTTAGCAGGAATATGTAATTGTAGATCATGTTTAAAAGAATATAGGATTGTGCAAAACTTAATACATCCAGAAGAACCGGTAATTATAGTGAATGATGATAATGTATTTACAATGCCAGTAACTGATGGTGTAAGAGTTTATAATGTAAACGAAACTATTACAATAATAGATGCCGAATGATAATTACCATTTGCTTTTTTTAACACTTATTCTGGGCCCTCGACTTCTTCTAGAAGTATTTGGATCATATGACTGAACATCTTCATCATCACTATCTAAATCTTTTGACAAATCCCAAAACTCTTTTGACCCTAATCTAAATGTAGCATGAGGATCAGCTTTATACCAAAATATCTGGTCTTTTAATTGATTACTTTTCGCATTGTTATTAATTACAAGACATTCATAATTTTCTGTACATTGGTCCATAATTTGTGCAAAACTTTCAAATGTAGGAAACATCCCAGCATAATTTTCCCAAATAATCTTTCTATTTTTGATATATGGTTCTCGAAGGATAAATACATAATCAATATTAGTTCTTAGGTTGGGTGGAATACCAAGTGGATATTGCATTGTAATAATCAACATGATTTTCCAATGACGACCATTCATGAAGAGCAATCTCATCATTTTATCTCTTGTCCAACTAGCATCATACAAGCAATCATCAAGAATAACAAATGCTCGTGGGTCAATTGTTGTTTTTTTATAGTTTTGCATTTCTTTCTTAACTTGTTTAAGAACAGTTCTTTGCCTTTTAAGAATATTTTCAATAATTGCACTATTATATTCATCGTGAATAAATAATTTAGGAACATGTTCACTGTAAAATCCATTCCCTGCTTCAGTTCCAGATATTACTGTGCCTATTGGTATATCCTGATGATAATACAGTAGATCTCTTACTAAATAAGATTTACCTGTATCTCTCCTACCAATTAATACAATAACTGGACCTTTGTTTTCATCTGGGCTAAAACTGATATTTCTCATACTCCATTTACTCAACTCTAGTTGTGTCGACATTTATTGTGTGATTTGTAAAAAGATATTTATTTAATGTATTATCCGCATAATTAAGTTTAGGATTTAAAAAATAAATATATATTTTCACTAATGAACTTCACTTATAGAAAAAATGATAATGCATCATTATTTGAATCAGTTCAACGAAACGAGCTATTGGATATTAAAGAACCACAAAACTATGTACCTTTATACAAAAAGTTCTTTGATTTAAATGACAAAAATTATGACAAAATAAATCTGAACAACAAGAAATACTTAAGAAGGATTATAACGATGACTGATGATAATAGTTGTAAAGGAATTATTATGAATAGTAAAAACAATGAAGAAAATGCAGAAATATTTTTTAAATATAGTCCATTGCTAGACCCAACAAAATACCTTATTGGAAAATATGATGAGAATGTTAATTTAATGAATCTTCCAAAATATAATCATTCAGATTGTCATGCAAAAGTTAAAGATCCAAATAATGCTGCTTATGTCGATTCATTTTTTACATATTTAACGAGTCAGCTATTACATAATCATGGTATAATACACGGCATTGATTTTTATGGCTCTTTCTTAGGAAAGAAAAATAATTTTAAAATTAATATTGCCGACGATGTTGAATATTTAAACGACTCTGATTTTTTTCATAAAAATAGAGGAACTTTGTTTAATATAGACAATTCATTTGCAGATAATTTTTTTAATTTTGATACTAGAAGTAACAAAAATAGAATAATAACGCACAATGAAAATCTCTCTGATGATTTTTTAAATCTGGGTGATATAAATGATATATCTCATTTAGATAGTATTTTTAGCGATATGAAAATAAGTGATGATATCGTTGAAGAAAAAAAAGTAGATTTAGTGTTTTCATATGATATCTCAAAAAGTAAGCCGGATTCAAATGTTGCAATTTCTTTAGATAGTGCTACAAATGGAGACCTAGAAGAAGACGACCAAGAAAATGAAGAAAAAAATAAAGAATCTGGCTCTGAGTCTGATTGTTCATCTAGATCATCTGATACTGATAACGAGAGGGACAGTGATTCAGACGACGATGATGATGATAGTACTAGTTATTCTACTGCATCAGAAGATACTTTAATTGCTACAATTAATACTTTTCCAGTTCAAGTTATTGCTTTGGAAAAATGTTATGAAACAATGGATACTCTTATAGTTGATAAAGCAGATTCTCTTACTGATAAAGAGTGGGGGTCAATGATTACGCAAATTATTATGCAACTAATTATTTATCAAAAAATATTTGATTTTACACATAATGATCTCCATACTAATAATGTGATGTATATTACTACTCCAAAACAATACATATATTATAAATATAACAATCGCCATTATAAGATACCAACATTTGGTCGTATTTTTAAAATAATCGATTTTGGGAGAGCAATTTACAAGTTCAGAGGAAATGTAATATGTAGTGATAGTTATCATCAAAAAGGAGATGCGGCAACACAGTATAATTTTGAACCATACTTTAACCCAGATAAACCTAGATTAGAGCCAAATTATAGTTTTGATTTGTGTAGATTAGCATGTTCTTTATTTGATTTTATTATCGATGATATAAAAGAAAATCCAAAAAGTCCGGAAAACGCAATGAAAAGATTAATTATTGAATGGTGCAACGACGACAAAAATAGAAATATTTTATATAAAAATAATGGCGAAGAACGATATCCTGATTTTAAACTTTATAAAATGATTTCTAGAACTGTTCATAATCATACGCCAGAAAAAGTAATACAACAATCTTATTTTAATAGATATGTTTTGGGCAAGAAAAAAATAAGTAAAAATGCAAAAATAATTAATATTGATAGCTTACCACAATACACGTAAAAAATATAATTATATAATATCATTATCACTATAATTATGATGAATCAATCTTTAAAAGATACTAGCATCAATAGCATGCAAGATATTTTAAAACACAAAATGAGAGAAAAGGTAATATCTGTAAGAAATGAAGACGCCTACATAGATAGTTTGTTAAGAATAACTGCTTACAAGGATCATAATAAATTAATTAGAGAAGAGTTTAAGCATAGAGTCCAGATACTTGATGAAACATACAATAGATATACTTTTTGGGCAGATATTGTGCAAATATCAATAATAATATTATCATCAATATCATCGGTTGTTCAAGCGGCGAATTGTGAAAGATTTGTATCTGAAGATACAGTTGATATATTTTCTTTGATAATTACAGCATATACTGGATTAGTACTAGCATTAGCAAAATATAAAAAGATAGAAGAGAGAAAAGAAGCAACAAATAACATTAGACATCAATGTGCCGATTTTTTAACAGAAATACAAACTAGAAATGATAAGCTAAATACGTGGTGCTATGATAAAATGTGGGCTGGAGGTGATCTCGAAAGATTAAAAGCGGATTGGAAAAATGAAGATAATGATTTATATCAAGAACTCGTACCGCTTATTGAAAAAAAACAGAAATTAACATGTGAGTTTGAAAAAATAATTGATACAAAAACTGTTAAAAAATTATTAAAAACAATAAGAGAGCAAAATCTTAAGTTTAAAAAAGAGTCAATCGAGTTTACAATAAAAGAAGATGCATTAGATATAGAAACTAATAATTTGGAAGCAAAAAGAAAAACACAACAAAGCACTGCATTTTACAAAGCGAAAATAAAAAATGATATTACTATTCCTAATAGACCTAATATAGGTTTAAGAGGGTCGATGCCTATAAGGCCAACAATACAAGTACGAAGTGGAGTGGGAAATGATACTAATGTTATACAAGTAAATAATAACGAAGACCCTCAAAATAATACTTATATTTTTAGACAAAGGAACAATTTATCTGAAAAAAGTGATGAACTATAAAAGATTTATTTTATTAATTAATTCAATAAAATAAATTATTTAGAAGTCTGGTGTTCCAGTAAAGGCCACTGTTGGAGAAGCAAGGCTTACATTTTCACCAACTTGATTGATTACAAATAAACCAGCAATAGAACTAACATAAACTAGTAAGGAATCGCGAACCATATGTTTAACTGCGATATCTTCCTTAACAACATATTTTTTCTCAATAAACTTTGAAAGTACAAAAATAACTGCAATAGCAATTCCTATCATAAATGAGCTATTCTCCATTATGATAGTTTATTATTTTGAATTATTTTAATTAACGCATTAAATTAATGTTTCTACGTCCAGCAACGGAATTGGCTTAATTGCAACATCTCGATTTAAATCATTCACATCTGCAATCTCTAATTTGACTTCTTGTCCAATTGTTAATGGCATATCATCTTCATCATCATATTCA